TAATGACAGAGATTTTATGCAAGTCTGTAATGATGAAACTGTACTGTTGCGCCCCACTAAAAATGAACTGCTTAATAAAAAGCGCATCATTGAACAGACGGGAGTACACCCAACCAATATGGCGCTTGCGCGCGCCATCGTAGGAGATACCTCTGACAACCTCCCCGGGGTTAAAGGCGCCGGTTTCGCGACCGTGGGCAAAAGATTAAACTTTCTAAGCGATAGCAAATCTTATACTATCGATGAAGTGGTAGAATTTTGCGAGAATACAAAAAGCAAACTTAAGTTTTTTACCAACATCGCAGAAAATAAGGCGCTTATCGAACACAACTATAAGATGATGCAATTGTATGCTCCCCAAATGTCTTTTCAGTCAAAAATGTATGTTAAAGAATCGATAGAAAATTTTGAATGTGAATTTAATAAAACAGAGATTATTGGGATGATGCGCAATGACGGATTTGGTGAGTTAAACTGGGAAGATCTGCGCACAAACTTAAACAAGATTAGTAGAGAGTGCCTTGACGAGGCAAACAAAACTTAACATTTTTAGGTTGACTTTACAGCCTAATATGTTATATATATAATATACGGCAAGAGGGAATTTATGCTGGCTAAGAATGCACATTTTGGGAGGTACGGAAAAGCCTTCCAAGATGGGCTCGTACAACTTATTTTTGAAGACAGACCATTCGCAGATCAAATCACAGAAGTGCTTGATGTAACGTTTTTAGAATTAGAATATCTTCGTGTTTTTGTTAATAAAATAATAGACTATCGTGAAAAATATAATACTCATCCCTCTGTTGAGGCTATGATTACTATTCTTCGGACAGAATTAGATAGCGAAGATGAAGTAACCCAAAATCAAGTACGAGAATATTTTGCGCGAACACACACCCACGAACTAACAGATATTGAATATATCAAGGATGTATCTTTAGAATTTTGTAGAAAACAGAATTTAAAAGAAGCAATGATGCAATCAGTCGGACTTCTTCAAAATTGTTCTTTTGATGAGATCTCCACAGTTATTAATAACGCTTTAAAGCTTGGTTCTGACAATAATTTTGGGTATGATTATCTTGCTGACTTTGAAATAAGATTCACTCCGCGCCACCGCGGCCCTGTAACAACAGGGTGGACAGAAATGGATGCCATTTGTGGTGGTGGTTTAGGCAAGGGCGAATTAGGTGTAGTAATTGCGCCGACTGGCGCCGGAAAGTCTATGGCTCTTGTTCATTTGGGCACAGAAGCCCTTAAAGAAAATAAAACGGTTATTCATTATACTCTAGAACTTCAAGACACAGTAATCGCTAACCGCTATGATAGTTGTATTACAGGATACCCCCTTTCAGATATTATTACCTTCAAAGAAGAGGTGTATGAAACCATTAAAGATATTGATGGCTCTCTAATTGTGAAAGAATACCCTACAAAATCAGCCACGACCAACACAATTCGTTCACACCTTTCTCGTCTTATAAAGCGAGGGGCTAAACCCGGTCTAGTAATTGTTGATTATGCCGATCTTTTAAAGCCCGTCACAGTAAGAAAAGAGAAGAGAAATGAACTTGAATCTATTTATGAAGAACTTCGCGCAATGGCTACTGAGTTTAAGTGTCCTATTTGGACCGCTTCCCAAACAAACCGCTCAGGGTTAAATGCCGAAGTCATCACAATGGAACAGATTTCAGAGGCTTTTAATAAGTGCTTTGTTGCTGATTTCATTTTTTCTGTTTCGAGAACAATTGAAGACAAGCAGAACAATCAAGGAAAAATTTTTATTGCGAAGAATAGAAATGGCCCAGATGGAATAATATATCCTATATTTATGGATACATCTTGTGTTAAAATTAGAATTCTTCCAAAACCTCAAATGCCAACAACTACCAACGGGGTTGTAACAAGCCCCGTATCTCTCGGAGTAAAAGAGCAACAACAATTGTTACGAGAGAAATATACTAAATTAAAAAGGAAATAGCACCCATGAGAACAGCCGCCAACATTCGTCGATTCAGATTATCCGATAACTTTATTGAGCCCTATAAAGCAAAAGAAGTCCCATGGGGGCCGTTGGGATATGTTACCTACAAGCGTACATATTCTAGACGATTAAGTGAATTTGAGCCTGAAGCAAAGGGCTCCGAAGAGTGGTGGCAAACGTGTCGAAGAGTCATTGAAGGGATGTTTGACATGCAAAAACAACATGTATTTTTATTGGGCCTAGAGTGGAATGATAACAAGGCTCAACGCACCGCCAAGGAAGCCTATGATCGTTTGTTCGAACTTAAATGGACGCCACCAGGAAGAGGATTATGGATGATGGGCACTAAATTTGTAGAAGAAAGGACAGCAGCGGGACTCTTTAATTGTGCTTTTAGATCCACTCGCGATCTTAATACAAAAGGAGGCTATCTTTTTGCGTGGATGATGGATGCTTTAATGTTAGGCATTGGTGTAGGCTTTGATACAGAAGGAGAGGGATCGCTTAACATCCGAGAACCAGAATATACTAGAGATATTCATATCATTGATGATTCACGCGAGGGCTGGGTCAACTCTGTTCATATTTTGCTTGATGGCTTTTTCTTTGGACGTCGTATTCCTAAGTTCGATTATTCTATTATTCGCCCCGCCGGCGCCCCAATTCATGGATTTGGTGGCACATCTAGTGGCCATGCGCCCCTCAAAGAACTCCATGAGAATCTTACAAAAATGTACACAGCTAAGATTGGCGAAGCTATTACTTCTGTAGACATTGTTGATACTGAAAATCTTATTGGCCGCTGCGTGGTCGCCGGCAATGTACGCAGATCAGCAGCATTAGCTATGGGATCCCATGATGACCGACGTTACTTAGAAATGAAGAACGATCAGGAAAAACTTTATCATCATAGATGGGGTTCCAACAACTCTTTCAATGCGCAAGTGGGAATGGATTACACTTGGCACGCACAGCAAAGTCAAGTCAATGGAGAGCCCGGATATATTTGGCTAAACAATGCCCGCACCCGCGGCCGATTTAAAGATGGCGAACGACTCGATGATATTAACGTTGCTGGCTTTAACCCTTGCGTAGAACAACAGCTTGAAGACGCAGAACTTTGTTGTCTGGTAGAAACGTTTCCAGCTAAGCATGAAAACTTAGAAGATTACTTGAGAACATTAAAGATCGCCTATCTATATGGTAAGACCATCACTCTCTCTAATACTCATTGGCCCGAGACAAACGCAAAGATGTTAAAAAATCGTCGCATTGGGTTATCGCAGTCAGGAGTTGTTCAGGCATTCAATAGACATGGTAGACGACAGATGTACAAGTGGTGCGACAAGGCCTATAATTATGTTAAGCAACTAGATGAAGAATATTCTAACTGGTTATGTATTCCTAAGTCAGTACGTACTACGTCTATTAAGCCTTCCGGCACTGTCTCTCTTTTAAATGGTTCCACTCCCGGAATTCATTTCCCAGAGAGCGAATATTATATTCGGCGCGTTCGGTTTTCAAAAGATTCAGATGTGTTGGCACGCCTAGAGAAGGCGGGCTATCATATAGAAGAGGATAGCTATTCGCCCAATACGATGGTAGTTGATTTTCCAATTCACGAACCTTATTTTACAAAGGGCAAAAAGTATGTTAGTATGTGGGAACAGCTTGAAATAGCGGCCCAGTACCAACATTACTGGGCTGATAATTCTGTATCTGTCACGATAACATTTAACGAAGAAGAGGCGCCACAGATTAAAAATGCTTTGGAAATGTATGAAACAAGACTCAAAGCAGTTTCATTTTTGAGATATAAGGAAACTGGCTATAAACAGGCGCCTTACGAATCAATTACGCAAAAACAATATAAAGAAATGAATAGTAAAATTATCCCCATTCAAAGGATGGATACATATGGCGGAAACGGCACAAAATATTGCGATGGAGAAAATTGTGTATTGTAAACCTGTTAATAGATATATTCAAATTAATATCCCACAAGTAACTCCCACCACTGAAAGTGGCCTTGTTTTGCCTGAAGACTACAATCCTAAAACTGAACGCCATATTGTGGCGTCTGTAGTAAGCTGGGCGCCTGATGTTCGCTTCGCAGAAGACCTAAAAGAAGGTACTCAAATTATTGTAGACAGTGCGATGATCGAGGAAATAAACATTAAAGAAAGTCAATTAAACGTTATACAAGATAATTATATTATAGCAATTTTAGTAGAATAATAGGAAAAACAATGGAATGCCAATCGATAAGAACTTCTATAATGAATCTTCTGCGGCTAATTTAGGGTGGGAACCATCTTGGTTTGGTGAAAAATATTTTGATGATAAGCTACTAAGAGCAGTAAAGAAATGGCAAAGAGCACGAGATCTCACAGCAGATGGTCTTGTCGGTCCAATGACTTTTCGTCGCATATGGACTGAAAGAGAATCTGAAATTGACGAATATAAACCAAATAAGGCAGCTTATTCAAATTATATTATTTACAATGGCAGCTTTATTCCTATTAAGTGGAATAAGGTTGTTTTGTGGTCTGAGGAAAATGGTCTAAAAGCAAACTCTGATGCATATTATAACTATACCGGGAGATCGCCTCGTAAGATTAAACTATTTGTAAATCATTGGGATGTTTGTTTAAATTCTCGGTCGTGCCAAAAGGTTTTAGACAAACGAAATATCTCGGTACACTTTCTTATTGATAATGATGGTACAATATATCAAGCTGTTGACATGCAACATGGTTGCTGGCATGCTGGAAGCGAGCGAGTAAATCGTGCGTCCGTGGGAGTTGAAATTTCTAACGCCTATTATCTTAAATACCAAGACTGGTATGTTGAAAATGGCCATGGAGAGCGGCCCACAGTCACAGGTAAAAGATGTCATGGCGAAGCGCTAGCGCCTTTTCTCGACTTTTATCCAGTACAAATTAGAGCCCTTAAAGCACTTTGGAAGGCCATTCACGACGGTTTAGAGATTCCTTATGAAGCACCCCTTTCTCAGTTTGGAAACACTTCCACGAACTATGAACAAAATGTTAAGTATGGCGATTTTAAAGGCTTTATTAGCCATTATCATGTATCGAAGAACAAGAAGGATTGCGCTAATTTAGATATTAAAATCTTGTTAGAAGAGGTAAAGAGTGAAGAAGAAAGCGGATACGACAGCGCAAGTGATCTCTGCGAAGACGACCCCAATCCTTAAATATGATGAAATAGTAATAGGCAGTAATTTATTGGCTATTTTGTTCGCCTTTAATAATAAAATGCCCATTTTTTTTACGCGGCCAAGTCGTCCTTTTAGGTTTGATTGCTTTGACCCATGCTGGGATTTTTCATATTTAAATTTTAAAAACGAGCCTCACATAATAAACACACACAAAGGCGAAATCCTCGCGGGATCTCCTAAAGAGTTGCTTTGGGAGAAGTTATTATTTATACTTTCTCTCGCAGGACAAGCACCTTTGAGCGATCTTTGTGAAAACATAAGATATAATGGTCAGACATTAATTTGTTCTAATGAATATTCAAAAATTGCTGAGATTAAATTTGAAACTTGTCATTACTTTGGGGATGAAAGCTGTGACGGCTTAATATCAAAAAAACCAGTTGCGGATCCCCTCTATACATGTTATGATTGGATAGCATTTAATCGTGGAGGAAAGCATGAAATCGATCTTATCGAAACAACGGATGATTTTGTCAGCAAAATCTGGTTTTATCCTACAGATCGCATTGATGGGAATTCTCCTGTTAAAGATGCTTGCATAGTTTCCAGGCTAACAGAACAACAACTATTGGATTTTGATTACTCGCAAACAATGGCGAGATTTAAGATGGTAGCCGAAATGGAAAGTCGTGGAATGAAGGGGACGTTTAATGGGCTATCGCCAACGGGAACACCGAAATATTACAAATTCCGAACGACTAGCATACATCGTGAGAGACGTGCGCAATCACAAAGCACACTCTCATCCTCCGAGAACATTAAAGTTGCTGAAGAAAACGAAGAAAATCTTATCCAAAATCTCCCGGAAGCTATCCAAAACTATCAAAAAATATTAGAGCAAATATGAATGGTGTTCATACACACTTAGCTGGTATTATTCCACTAGCAAATTTAAAGACAGATTTTAATTTAGAAACCCCAGACTGCTTATTGCCTGTAGACGCAGGCTTCACGGCAATTCAGAAAGCAGTCTTTGAATGTGCTGCTGCTGGCTGTCAAACTATATGGATTGTAGCCAATGATGATCTTGCTCCGATAGTAAGAAAGGTGGTAGGAGAGTGGGTACACGACCCTGCATATTATCATCGCAAATATGATCCTTTTCCAAAGCTACGACAGAAAGAGATACCTATTTACTACGTGCCTATTCATCCTAAAGACCGCGCGCGCCGAGACTCCTATGGGTGGTCGGCTTTATATGGGATTTTTTCGGCTTGGAGGACAGCAACAATAATATCTAAATGGGTCATTCCGGACAAATACTATATAACATTTCCGATGTCGATCTATAATGTTTATACAGTCAGAAAATTTCGCAGAAAAATTTCTGATACTAAGACGAATTGGTTTTTGACCTAAA